TGGCTCCTTTTGTTTTGCGACACATAGCCTCACCACGTGTCATCATCTGCACATTCCATATGTGCCATCCTTGACTTGTGTCCACACGTGTTAGGTTGTAGTTGTGTTTTTGTCTGCCCCACAAACCAGTTGCAGTCTTGTATAGATCCAAGTAGTCCTCCCAACTTATAGTCCACTCTTGGCTCCAATACTTGGCTTGTGCCTTCATACGATTCCACCTAAGTCTGTGTGCTTTTACTTTGGGATCGGGTCCTGTCATCCAAATTTGTGGCTGTGGTCCTTTCCTGCAAAATGGGTTGTTTGGTTGGCTCTTTAAAAACTCAGACTGGTATATGCTATGACGTTTTTTCCTCTCCGCTGTCCATCCTGCTTCTTCACCTGTCTTGCCCTTGTTCCAGGGTATATTGTTTTCTTTAAACATTTTTATTACCTCTCATTAATCTTGTTAATCAACTCGAATGCTACTTTTACCTTCTCTTCTAGCACTTTGATACGATAGTGTGCCTGTGCCAAGGTTATTATCAGTAGCACAAATGCTACAAAAATGGGCCACAGTGCTGTCAGTGTCTGTATGTCCATTATCGTATCGGGCATTCTTCATCATCCTCGTTTCTTATGTGTGTGTTCATTGCGTTGTAGTATTTGCTGTCCCACCAATTCAATTCATTAGTGTCTAGTGTTTTAAATCCTCTGTCTCTGTCTAAATACTTGTAGTCCACTTTCTCTAGATCAAATTGCGCCAACCAAGTAAAGATAGTTTTAATTTTAAAATCCTTACAACTATAAACGTCTAACTGTATGATGCTGGGCTCTAGCCAACTGTGAAATGTAATTGAACTTGTGTCTATGATTGCGACACTGCTGTACCCTTCATTGCCCTCGACGTCTGACCATTTAGTGTGTGGGCCTGACAGTATGTTCATATCTATATTTTTTATTAGACTTTTCATTTCATTGTCTAACATTTCTCTGTCTTTAAACAATGGTGGTGCATTCACTTCTGCCCTCACTAAAAGATGTTTGTGTACTAATGCAGGTTGCATTAAAACCTCCTAAATATTTTGTCTATGAACTCTGCAATCTTATCACAAACATCAAAAAACTTTTCAATAAATTTTTCCATTATACTTTAAATCCTTTCCTCCAGCTACGCACACTCCAGTATGCCGCACTTAAATTCTTTTGTCCTTTAACTTGCTTGAGCACACCACCCATACGTGCTAAAAAACTCTTCTGTCTCGCAGGTATGCTTTTCTTTATGCTCATATTTGGATCACCAAAACGCACTTTCTTCACATTGCCCGTAGCACGGTTCTTGACGTACACAGCAAACTTCTTGCTCTGTCCTGATGTCCTAAAAGGTTTGTTAAGTTTGACTTGTCTCTTCTGGTATAGGGCCATTAGCATTTCCAAATGTTTGTTGCAGTTCGGGGTGCAAGTTTTTGATCTCTTCGTCCGTGTATCCTGCTTTAATCATTTCTCTTAAATGTTTAATCATATCATCAGTGTTCTCCACTGGTGCGTGTTGCATCATCATTTTTTGATCTGCTTTCATTACATCTAATTCATCTTCGTCTTTTGCTAATAATTCTAGTATCTTGTTGTCTATCACAGTTTTAACATCTGGACTTGCGTTTGCTAGGTCCCTCTGCACTACTGCCGCTTTGGCTAATATGTCCATATCTAAATTCTTGTCTCTTATATGAAATGCCATTGGATATTTTATTTCACCATCAAACTGTATGCCTTGCCATTTAGCCCATACTCTAAAGAACTGTTCCTCGAATAGTTCTAGTTGTTTGGCCTTCTCACAAAGTTTAGCATCCAACAATAGGAACTCTGATTGCATTGCAACCCCGGACATCTGTCTCGTCTCGATCGCCCGGATCGCTCCCATATGTGCCATTCTATCAATGCTTTTGATCTTGCTGTCTATACTCTTTAATATTGAATCTAAATTTGCACCTGTCGGCTGTAAAATATAAGGTTTAAGTCCTGCGTCAGTCTCGTTAGGCATTGTGATTATACTGCCCGCTCCTGCTGTTGCTTCTACGTCTGGTGTCTTAACAAGTGTTGGGTGATTAGTTAAACGGATCAGTTGTTCTACTTCCGATAATTCTGAGTATATCGCCATTTGTTGATCTGCAACATCTCCGATATCACTTACACCAATACCTCTAATTGGACTCCTGTTTGCATAACACCACACCGCTGGTATCTCACCAATTGGGTTTGGTTTCTGTTCAACAACCTGTGTCGCTTTACCTTTCTTGGCATCGTATATCTCAACTGTGATGCTGTCTTTTGTCCAAGTCCTCAAATAGTACGTGGGTGCGTTTGTGTATGTTCTGTCTTCTTTCTCCAACAGCACCAAGTAATTTAAATCGTAGTGTCCGTTGGGTAATCTCTGCCAGTTCCAATCTAAAACGTTTTCCGGTGTAAAAATTGTCGCATATGGACGGATGCCCTGTTGCAGTTCCTCAGCACGAGTGCCTACTACTGTGTCTGGTCTGTCCGCTAACACAACACAATGGCCATAAATTGTGCTGGCTAAATTAACGTCTCGCATAAATGATTCCCAAGTCCTGCCTTCCATATCGCAGTCGTACAAAAAGTTTTCCATTTCTGGAGCTCCTTCTAAACTGCCAAAGTCTCTCTTGGGTTGGTTTCTGTAAATGAAGCTGTTGTAGATGTGTGTAATGGATTTAACGTGGTTATCTAACGGCGTTTGTGCTAGTCTGCTAGTATACTCTGGAGAAGATTCATAAACGTACTTTGTAAGGTAGTTGCCCATCTTGTAGTGTGCACCACCCAAGTATGAATTGATTAAAAACTTCCAACGTTGGATGTAATTGTTATATTCTGTGTGTGCTGGTAATCCTTCTAAATGACTGCCTGTGTCTGCACCTTGGTCTGTATTTGTAAAACTATAATCTGCCATATGCCCCCTCTAATTGTACGTTAAATCTTTGTTGTGGTTGTTTTTCAATGTCTCTCTTTATAGGATACAAAAAACTTACCAAATATCCTAAAGCGTCTCCTAAATGATCTATACCTTGTGTCTTGTTTGGCACACTTGTCCCCTCTTTAAACGTTTGTTTTACAAGTGTATTTACAATATTTTTACACTTGGGGGATATAAACAGTGTTCTCACATTGTTGGCGTTGCACAACTTACTGTTGACACTGTTGATCCTATCTCTCACTGCCATATGGCTCCTTAAAACTTTACAGACGAAGCCGTTGTTCTGTAAGATTGATAAGTCTGTTCTTCCACCTGCACTGGTACGTCTCTGCACACAACTAGGGTCAGGGAACGCCATTATTTTTTTGTTGGGATATCTTGTCAGTATTTCATCACACAACTCCTGTGTGTTGCTACCAAAAATTCTTATTTCATCAACTATGTCTATTACGTGATTTTTTACAGTGGCTATGATTGCACTTATTGGTGAAACGTTAAAGTCCACACCCACGTATATGACTGTGTCTTCATTAGTAATTGCATTGTGTCTAACGTTTTTCTCTCTATCAAAACTTGCGTATATGAGTCCGGAGTAAGTCTCCCACGTAGCCTCATATTCCTGTCTATACACACTTGCACTCAAATCATTTTTTGCTTGTTCTATTTCGTCTGCATCTACCCAACCTCCCTCTTTGGTAGTGTACAAATGACTGCTCCATTCATTCTGTTGTGGATCTTTGCCTTTTTGATACAGGTCGTAAAACCAATTGTGTCCTTTAGGTGTGCCTGTGAACAGTGCTCTTCCTTTGGTGTCTGATAGTGTAGGTCTTAAAACTTCCGTCCAAGATTGCTCACTTACATCGGCACTTTCATCTATAACCAAAAAATCAATACCCACACCACGTAATGAGTCCGGGTTGTCTGCACCGCGAAGTGCAATGACGCTGTTGTTTTTTAGATGACAAGTTAGGTCTGCTTCATTAAACTTTTTAACCCAACGTAATTCTGATAATTTCTTTTTTAATTTTAACCAAGCAATTTGTCTTGCCTGTCTGTAGCTGGGTGCAACATACCAACACAACTTGTTTGGATGCCTTGCGTGATAGCATAGTTCCCTTATTGCTAGTGTTGTTTTTCCAAACCTTCTGCCCGAGACTAAGATTTTAAATCTAGAGTCATCCTGTGCTACTGCCTGTTGCGGTTGCGATAATTTCATACCTTATTCCTGCCAAGGTAAAGGAGTATTGCTTTCAGTGTCTAACGCATTCTCTTTTTGGCCAAGCAACTGTTTTCCAAGCCAGATTTGCATTCTTACATCTTTCTTTTCCACCGCGGCTTCGAATTGTGCCCTACGTAGGCTCTTCTTGCCCTCTGCTCTACCCTTGTCAATTATTTTGCTAAATCTTTTTTTAAGTGTTGCTACACTTGTGCCGACCACGTCAGCAATCTCTTCGTACGTACAATGAATGCTCGCTAATTTAAAAACTACATCGTGATCTATTTTGTATTTCTTTTCTGTCATTATAGATGTTTAGATCCTACTATGATTCTAAATCTCCTGCTGTCTGTGTCGCCGTTAGTTGTGGTTATCTGTACGTCTACGTTGTACTCATTGCCGCTTGTGCCGCCATTTAATCTAACGTTCACAAGTTTGCCTGAAACAACAACGTCTGTTGATGCGTTTGTTGGCAGTGCCAATGGTGCCGCGTCTCCTGTAATTGTCTCTATGCTTACTGTTGCTCCACTAATTGCGTCTCCGCTGTTAAGGTAGTTGGTGAAGTCTACGCCGTATTTGATGTTTGCGTTGGGGTGCTTCTCGATAAACGCTCCCTTGTTGTCTCTCTTAAATCCTGTTAGGTCTGCCATTATGCCTCCTGCCTCACTTTTGGAATACTACTTCTGTTTGTAAATTGTGGTTTGTATATTGTAAATTTACGTGTCTCTTGTGGCACTTGTAGTTCCCTTGTTTCTGTTGTAGTTGTATTTACACGTGATTCCGTTATAACATTTATTACACGTGTTTCGATGGGTACAATAAAGGTTCGTGTGTCTACAGGAACAGTCAAAATGTTCCACGGATCAGCAATAGTAATTAACCTAGCAAACGTTAAAGATGTGTTGAATGCGTTTAATGTAAGGGTTGTTTCAGCATAAGCAACGTTTCCGTTTGCCTGCAACGTTGCAGTTGGCTGTAATAATTTAATTTGATCAAACGCAACGTTGGCGTTGACACTTGGTGCAAATGCACTTGTAATAGTTTTTGTTGGTCCAAATGTTGCATTGGCGTTGACAGTGAATGAGTATGCTGTGTTGTATGATCCACTACCCCTAAATGTTGCACTACCTATCTTGTTAGGTAAGCTGAACGCAGTTGCAAAGCCTCCTGACACATTCCTAAATCTTATGTAATCACTTGCAATACTAAATTGTGCCAACAAGTCTTTGGGTTGTGCAAAGCCTGTTGTCTTGTTTGCATTGATACTTTTAGTGAAGCTTGCGGTGTATGAACCCGTACCACTGTTTATTAGTCCACCATTAGTAATTACATCGAAGCCCTTGCTGAATATAATCATACCCGGATGCCATTGTCCGCCAAACCATTCGTTCCAAGTCCTGTCTATTGTGCTGTCTTCACTAAAGTCGTCCCAAGTGTAATCATCTTGCCTTCCTTCTTGGAATGCGTTGTAAATTATACCACCCACACTTATGGTTGAAACAACTGCTGACGGTGTAGCACCTGCAGAAGCGTATGACACGTTGGCGTTTCCGCTCAACGTCGCTGTGGCTGTGATTGTTTTGCTTGTCCTGTGTGTTTGGTTTGCGTTGGTGCTTGTTGAAGTAAGAGCACTTACACTTGAAGCACCGCTGAGTAATAGTCCACCATTACAACTTAAACTTGATGTTGCAGTTATGCTGGCTGAAGCAAGGTCAAACTTATCACCATCGACACTTACAGTGAACGAGCTTGTCATAACGCATCTTACGTTGATGACCGTTGCGTCGCAACTTAAAGTGAATGCTGATGCTGGTATGTTTAAAGGAGATTGGACGTAATCGACTGCTACAAAATCCGCAACTACATAATCACCAACACTTGTTGTTGGTTCTGTGTATGATTCTGGATCATAGTAAGTCTGTACGACATATAAGTCGTTGTTTACACCTATTCCTTTTAGGGCCATTCAGCACCTCCAATTAATTGGATTATGCCAAACTAATTGTCAAATTCCCTGATGTGATCTGGAACGTATCCCCGCTGAGTACTTCCTTCGGATTATCCAGAGCCCCATAGTATAAAATTTGGCCTGTGTGTGGGTCCGTTGAACCATTTGGTGTAAAAGCAGTGTCCATAACTGCCATACAGGTAATAGTCGAACCTGATGACGCCGCATTGTTGTAGTTGCCGCTGGCT